AGAACGAACACTTCGACGGTTGAAGAATACTGTTTCGCCTTTAAGGTTTCTTACTGGAAAAGTGATACAGTCGTGAAGTCGGTCATATCCTACATCGAACATCTCGATGAGCTCGTCCGTCAATTTCCGTTCGTACATATAAGGATGAATGAACCGGTACTTATCAAGTTCCTCTTCAGAAATGATTTTATGCTCGACTTTTTCAGTTCTTCCGTTTCTTCGAAATGCTTCAGGACTGACACCTTGCCTAACTACTTCGCTAGATGTTCCAAAGTTCCTTTTCAGCCACTGGTTTCCGTAGAACCCTCCATCTTTTCGTCCTAATACATTCGAGATGAATTCAGTTAGTCCTGAAGTATAGCCACAAGTGAAACAGTGAACCGTTCCAGCTTCTGTCACTTTACTTCCTGAATAAGAGGGATTTCTACTCATACCGCAAGAGGGATGCTTTTCAGTACCTCCTGCATGAAACGGGCATGAGAATTGATAGTTGCTTCCAAGCGACTTAGTTCGTCTAAAAATGAATACTCCTTCATCTTCTAACTGTCGAGAAAGTTTTTCAATTATTAGTTCAGGAGTCGCTTCAATTTGAAGACCATTTACTTTCATCAAAATGCCTCAACTCCTTCCCGGGTTACTTTATTTCTAAGATTCGAAGTTGACCTAGATGCTTTTGCTTTTAGTGTAGAGCTTTGACCGGACTCACTTTCGCCTTCTTCCTTGAATCCAATAAGGGTATAAGTTCCAGTTTCAACGTCCCACATGTATTCGATAATTTTTCGGTCTTCGCCATATCGATTCTTAACAACCGACAATTCAAGTATGCCTGACTTCTCGTCCCGTTTCATGGCGATAACTCTACTAGCATTTTGACCTACTCCGTCACTTTCCGCAATATGCTCAAGTTCTAAACTTTCAGCTCCTTCGGTTTTTGCTGAACGACCTGCCTGAACATTAAGAACAATAGGGATTCCATATTTCGCTGAAATTTTGTATAGGTCCATGGTGATATTAGCATACTGAATACGCTTCTGCTCTCTAGAAGGATAAGACTCACTCATAAGTGAAAGCTGGTCAATTCCTACCACTGACGGTTTATATTTCGATATCATACTGTCTAAAATTGCAGGAGTAAGGTTCTTTCCACCAATCATAAAAGGCGTGACTACCACAAGGGAATTTTCAGCCTCAGTCATTGCTTGAATATGGTCCTCATATTTTTCGAACTGATGTTCGTTCCAAATACCTTTAGTGATGGAATTGATGCTCACGTTGGAAATAATAGTATCAATCCGAGCACCAACTTGCATTTCGCTCATTTCTCCACTATAAAGAAGAACATCATGACCATTTTTCCAAGCCGTTGCAAGCATTTTATCAATTGTCCAAGATTTCCCTTGTCCCGGTCGAGCCATTATGACAACCAAGTCCTCACCTGGAAGAAGACCGCCTAATACATCATCCAGTAGTTCGAACCCTGTAGATATTCCAAGTCGTTCACCTTCGTGGTTTCTAATACTGTTTGCCCAATCAAGTCGAAGATTTGCATTTCTTGCAATGTCGAGCCCGCCTATAAACTTAGAACGATTGAACAGCTCTTCAAGTTTAGGGATGATATTAGCAATCGCGACATTGCTATCAACTTGAATATCTTCAGCCGCTTCAGTTAAAATGGGCACCAGGGAATTATAAAGATGCTCCTCTTTTAGCTTGTCAATAAGATACTCATCAGTTTCGCCGATTTCAAAAAATTCAAATCCAGGAAAATGGTCCAAAATAGTTTCATCGTCCGGAACTCTTCCATAATTCGAAAAGTGACTTTGAATAAATATAAACTCGTCTAAATAATCAGTGAAGTAGTCTTGGTCAATTCCGTTATTCTCTAAAATAGCTAGGCTCTTGTCAACCAAGACTTTATTTAAGACTTGAAGTTGTATCACTCTTCCACCTCTTTCAATTTTCCTACATGCTGCCCCTTTTCATTATAAAGAGGACTTTCTTTAGCTCCAGGAACGCTCCCTAGCCAAGCGCCTGAACGGTCAACTGTTAAATAAATCGCGGACTGTTGTTTCTGTTTGTAACGCTCAATTATCTCAGCCTGAGCCTTTCGTTCATCATTCCTTCCTACACAATAGGAAACCATGCAGACAATACAAAGAAAAACAATGGCCCAAAGAATAATAGTCGTGACTCCGCTATATCTATGATTCAATTTCACTTACCTCCAATCCTCTTACATTGCTAGCCTCGAACTCTAGAACCACTGAAGTATCGTATATACGACTATACAGCCTTTGGCCTAAAAGTTCAATAATTTCTTCATCTGTATAATTGGTCGTGTAGATAGTCGACAAGTTATTATCAACTCTATAATTGACAAGGTCATATAGATAAGGATATGACGCCTTTGTCAATGAGCCCCCGCCTATTTCATCAATGACTAAAAGCTCGCAAGTTTTCAATCGCTCGAACCTTTCGAGGAATTCTTGCATAGTTTGAAAATAATTGTAGTCGCCAAACTCAGTTAGAAGTTGGGCAGAAACTACGAACATTCCTTTTTCGACCATTCTTCCATCAAGAGCAGTTTCTGCTAAATAACGTTGCAATAATCGAACCGCCCAACTAGTTTTTCCATTTCCGACAGTAGTTGAAGCAATAACAATGCTGAGTCCATTTTCAACTTCTTCAACTATATTTGCTCGAGCATCTTCAAGCCATTCCCAGCACTCTCTGTCAGCTTTTCTTTCGACTAATATTTGAGGCTCGAAGTATTTTTTAGGTAGCCCACTTTTCTCGAAAAGGTCATTTAACTTTTTCTTCCATATTCTATCAGCTAAATTATTCAACTTTTCTCCTTTAATTTATTTTCTGATATTATTTACTAAATTTATAGTTCAGTAGTGTGATGCATATATACCGGCCCGAAAGATTCAAGAATAAATTATTTTACACGAGTTGAACTGATTTTGTTAAGCAACTTTTTAAAAATCTAAAAATACTCTATAAATTAGTAGAATCCTTCGAATTTTGAGCCTATTTTTCCCTCAAGTTCATCTAAAATCCAGGCTCTTTTAAAGGTCGAGACGGTAATAACCTTCTCAGTCAAGTTCAATTTCTTTCGAACCTTTTCATACTTGACAAAACTTTCAGCAAGAAATCGACATAATTCAATATTCGAGTCAAGGTTCAAGTATTGCTGAACATTCTTCATGGTGGTCGAAAAGTTGAACCAGTTATAATCAATGCACTTAATTTCGAAAATAAATTCATATTGAACTATAAAGAATGATGATACTTGTTTCATGTTAGGTTCGAATAGTTTTCCATTAAGCGCCTCAACTATTTGAAAATAGTCTTGCTCGATTTTAGATAGACCTGTCGACACATCCTTCCCAAACAGCGAAGAACGAGTTTTAGGTCTTTCTTTAAATGTCAACTGAATTTCATTTTTAGAACTTGACGAGCTTCCTATTCTTTGCCTTGCCACTTATTGCCTCCTTATCGTATAATATTAAGCCTCTAAAATTAACGCAGACAATGGTTGCCTGCGAGCGTGGTATAAAGAGACGCCTTTGGTCGTAGAAACGGCGCAGCGCCTAAAAGATCGCTAAATTTTAGCCTTTCCAAAACGAATTCCTTCTGACACAGAAACGATGACAGCAGGAAGAATCGTTTCCTGGTCAATTTCACCGTGATAAATCATGTCTTCGAGCAGTTTCGTGTTGATAACAGGCTTGTATTCGATAAGGCCTGAAAGTTTTTCGCACATTTCTTCAGTTTCAGCTTCGTCAACTAATTTTTCGATAATTTCTTTCAGCATTTCTTCGTTCATAGTCGAGCGCTCAGTTTGATAGAATGTAGCAGAAAAGTGCTTACCTTGAGCAGACTCGATGTCGTTTTCCTTCATGTACTCCTTTAGAGCGTCGCGCAAGGTTTTAACCTGCTTTTCCATGTCGCCTTTAGTAGCGTTCAATTCACCTGCTTCCTCAATTGCTTCAAGGAACTGTTTCTCATCTTTAAATTTCATTAGTTCTCCAATCCATGTTCTGCTTTAAATGCTCTTGCATCTTCTCTAATTGACTCTCGGTCAGTTTTCCCTACAAGAGTTCGAGTATAGAATGCTAAATCACCGCGCATTAAGTTATCCCTAAAGCGTCTCAACTTATTAACTCCTTCGTCATCCCAGTAACGTGACCCGCGATTGTCAAGGTCTGTTCTAGGATTTGGAAGAACGAACGGAAAATGAATATTATTTTCCTCAGCAAATTCTTCTGCTTCGTACCATACATTAATCGTAGAGAGAGAACGGTTCAACATTTGACAGACCTCCCCTACTTTATACCAATTTTTATCTTCTGCGAATTTCATCTAAATACCTTTCAATTATTTTGCATTGCTCCTTGTTGAGCAGTTTGTCAAGTTTTAAAATTCTAGTTGCCAGATTTTCTGGAATTTGAAGAATCTGCCAGCTCTTTAGGTGACATATTCAGCTCTTGAGCCAGCTCTAGTGCAGTTTTCCTTCCGTCCCTGTCAGGCTTCCTTTTAGTGTCTTTCCTTAATATAGAGATAGTTTTCATTCTATTTAAGCAGAATATCGAAAAGGTTGCCAATTTTAGATTTCATTGGCTTACCGTCTACGATATAATCTGCAAGCTCCCCTTTCGATTCAATTAGGTCTTCTATACGCTCGTCGACTGTCCCTTTTGCAACCAGTGTATAGATTGTGACAGTATTCTTTGCGCCAATTCTATGACACCTGTCCTCCGCCTGGTCCTTTTCAGCTCTAGTCCAAGGACTGTCTAGGAAAATAACGGTATCAGCTTTCGTCAAAGTGAACCCTGTCCCTAGCGCTCCAATAGTTCCAAGAATGACTGAAGGTTTTTCGTAGTTCATAAAATCTTCGATTTCCTTGAATTTGTCTTCCGTTGCTCCTGTCACTAAATTACATTTGACTTTTTTCGAAAGAAATTGAGTAAGCGGTTCGATAACCTTTTCCCAGTTGCTGAAAATTACGCAGGACTTTTCCTGCTGTATGCATTCTTCTACAAGTTCAATGCACCTTTCAAACTTGCTAGATTTTACATCTTGCGTGGTAAGAATTGAAGGATTTCCAGTAGCTTGTCTCAATCGAATTGTCTCGGCCAAAGGGTTTGGCATGAGCTTTACCTTATCAATTTCTTCAACAAGTTTAGTCAAAACTTCCTTATAGATCTTTGACTGTTTCGAGTTCATGTCGACATATTCAGTGACTCGAATCTTTTCAGGCAAGTCTAGAACTTCTTCCTTGGTTCTTCGAAGCATGTATTCATTCACAGGGTCTCGAAGTTCATTCAGGTTTCTATATCCTGTTATCTGGTTGAACTGGTCGACGATACAGTACCGCTCTTTAAACTGAGTCAAAGTATGATGTTCCGCTCCTAGCCATTTCATGACATTGAATAAATCTATAGGATTATTCATTAAAGGAGTTCCTGTAAGGCCCATCTTGTAGTAACTCTGGAGCTTTTGAATTGAAGCCCCTTGCTTACTTGAAGGATTCTTACACTTGTGAATCTCGTCAATGATAACCATTCCAATTTCTCCGCTCTTTGTTAGTTCATTCAAGTATTTAATGAAGACAGCATCGCGAAGAGTCTCAACGTTGGTTATAAGGAAAAATTCATCGTGGTCTGTAAGAAGGTCATCAGCTCGTTTAGAAACTCCGTCAATCACTAATTTTCCATCTTTGGTGACGCGACTTCCTAAAATATGAGCAGATTCATTTGAGTGAACGCCTACTTCTTTTGCCCAATTCCATTTTAGACCTGATATGCAACATACTATCAAACAATGCTTGAAACTAGACTTTCTGCTAACAGCAATATCAATTGCCTGTTTAGTTTTCCCTAATCCTTGCTCGTCGCCTAAAAGGAAACACGGATGGTCTTTTGCATATTCGAAACATTCAACCTGATGAGCGAAAGGAACAGTTTTGAATGAAAACTGGTCATTGCTCGAAGAAGCGATTTCATTGCGCGAGTTGATATAGTTTTGAATATCCTTG